CTCAGAGGCGTGCACAGTGAAGTTACGAAGTTGTTTCTACACAAAGAAAGGAGGTAATACATGAGTACGCTAAACCCTTATGATCCCACGCTCAAGGCGTTCAATTCGGACATCTTCCCTGTTGGCATTGATTTGCGTCGTTCGCAGATCAACACTAACATCGGAGTATATGTCGCCGATCCAGGCTCCTCTTTCATCGCAGGACAAGTCCTGTCGCAAGAGGCAAATGGGTGGTTCAACGTTTGCGACGGCCTTGGCTCTGCTCCGATCAATGTTCCATTCGGCTTTGCTAAATGGAACAAGACGCAGTCACTGATCTCGGATGTTACCGATGAGGCTCAAGTTGTTACAGGTACGGTCGCAACCAACCTGAATCACAGTAACCTTTTCGGCTCTCCAGGACCAGGATTCGTCCGTGTCGCAAGTGCTCCTACCGGTACGACAGGTGCTACTACGTACGTTGAGGCTACTGACTACACAGTCAACTACGTCAACGGCACCATCGTTCGTATCAACTCGGGTGCAATTCCTTCCGGCGCAACTGTCTATGTTACGTATCAGTGGAATGTCCCAACGAGTGATTTGGACTTCCAGGGACGTAACTTCTGGAACTTCTTGGATGAAGTTACCCAGGCTCAGGGTCGCATTGCGATCATCACGAACTGGACGCTCTTGTTCACGTGCGTGTATGATCCGGCGCAGACCTACACCGTCGGACAGCAACTGTACGTCGGAGACGCAGCATCTGGTAAGGCTGGCATTATGACCAATCAGAATGGTGGTCGGCCTCCGTTTGCTAAGGTATTCCAGCTTCCGTCAGCCGATGATCCATTCTTGGGCATCGTCTCGCCGGGGCATTCGTAAACTAGGAGACAGAAATGGCACATCCAAACAACCCGTACGTTCGTCGGGCTGCGGGTGCGGCTCCTGCTCCTCAGGGTCGCATGCCACAGCTCCCAGAGTTTCGTCCACAAGCTAGTCGTCCAACTTCAAAGACTGCTACTCGGGTGGCTCCTACCGCACAGCCTCGCGCTCGTGTTTCTGCTCAGGCAGAGCATCTCGCGGGAACTGAAGGTGAGTTCAATCCGAGGGGCTTTGGTGGTTGGCGTTCCTCAGTTCAGGCTGCCCTGGGCTCGGGTTCTCGCATGTTTGACAAGTCAGGTCAGATCAATGCGAACGACAATCGTGATGCTCTTACTCAGATCGCACACCTTCTGCAGAACGTGACGAAGACCGCCGGAGCGCGTGAATTCTTCCGTACTGCAGAATCCACTATGGACAAGCAGGCACGCATGCAGGTTCTTGCTGCGGCGATGCAGGACCCAACCGGCGAAGGCTTTGCTATCGTTGGACAGGAACTGCTTCTTCCAATCAAGGACATCGTCGACTATGAAGGCTGGGCCCGCAAGGTCTACCGCACTAGGCCACTAGCACAGGGTGAACTCTTCCGCATTGCGAAAGACGTCCGTGCTTCGGCTTGGGTCGTTGGACAAGATGGTCAGTCCCTCGAGTCGCGCCTCTACGGCAAGTACATCCAACCGAGCGAGTTCAAGGTCACTTCGTTTCCCACCGTGGATATCGAAGAGATCTATCAGATGAACTACGATGTTCTGGATCGCGCCCAGGACACGGCCAGGCAGGAAATCGAGCTGAACGAGGACAAGCGTGGTCTGGCTCTTCTCGATCGTGCTGCTCAGACTGTGAACAGTGTTACGCTGTTTGCAACTCTTGGAATCGCAGCGTTTGAAGACGTTCGGTTCCAGGTTGAGCAACACCGTCTGATCGTGGAGAAGTTCCTTATCGCCCGTGCTGAACTGTCCGACATCGTTAAGACGATGTCTACGGCAGTCGACCCGGTCACCGAAAGGGAGCTGATCCTCGCAGGTTACATCGGGAACGTCCTGAATGCGCAGATCATTACGACCGCAGGTACTGGTGTTGAAGAAGTCGTTATTGCTGGATCGTTCTATGCAGTGACGGGTTCTGAGTACTTGGGCGAAATGGGAATCCGTATCGAGCTCTTCTCCGAGCCCTTCAACAAGTACGCTCAGGCAGAACTTGTTAAAGGTTGGGCTTTTGGGGAACTCATAGGGTTCGGTATACCAAATGCTAGAAGTGTTGCTAAGGGTCAGAAATAACTGAGTTCTTTCACTTAGTTCACAGTTTCTCGACTCTTTAGATGAAGGGTTGAGTGTTTACAACCGAAG